CGATCCCGGTCGTCGGGCCCTACATGGCGCTCGCGGCGATGGGCGCGATGTTCGCCGCCGTCATGGCGATGGGCAGCAAGAGCGCGCGCGGCGGCTACGACATTCCGCGCGGTGCGAACCCGATGACGCAACTGCACGAGGAAGAAATGGTGCTGCCGGGCCACATTGCCAACCCGCTGCGCCGCATGCTGGCCGGTGGCGGCAATGGCGGCGCAACGTCCATCGGTGTGACGATGAACATCAACACGCCTGACGCCGACAGCTTCCGTGCCAACGCGGATCGGGTGACGAGCGATCTTCGATTGCGCCTCGAGAGCGTTCGACGCGGGATCTAGCGGTGCTTGCCGATCGCTGTTCGGGGCTCGCTATTTCACCTTCACCCTGGCGGTCGAATCCACCGCCGCAACAACCCTGAAAGGAAAGACCATCATGCACGAGAAGACCAAGCCGGCCGCACGCGCGGCGGCACCTATTTCGCAAAGTGTCTCAGCAGCGGCGGCAGCGGCCGCCGGCGCCGAGCGCAAGCGCATCGCCACCATCCTGAAGGCGCCAGCGGCTGCCGGCCAGACCTTGCTGGCGCAGGCACTGGCGCTTGACAGCAGCATGGCGCCGGAGGCCGCGATCAAGTTGTTGGTCGTCGCCAATGACGACGCCGCCAGGGCTCTCGCCGCCGGCGCCATCGCGCTCGCCCGCAATGTGCAAGGCGTCAAGGCCTGAGCGCCTCTCCACGACCGCTTGACTACACGCTCGATTCGGGAGGGCGATGTGAAGATCGAAGTTGATTTCGACATGTCCGAAGTGGTGAGTTGGGTCAACGCAATGAGCGGCATCGCGGACAAGGCCAAGGCCAGCGCGTTGAACAAGGTTGCCGAACAGGCCAAGACCATGATGGGCCGCGAGATCGTCAAGGAGTTCAACGTGACTTCGGGCTATGTACGCGATCGCATGCGGGTGAATCGGGCGACGGTGCACGGCCGCAAATTCTTGATGGAGGCGGTATTGACGGTCACTCGCTCGGGGAGATCGGCGAATCTCATCCGGTTTGCCGAGAAGTCAATCAGCATGGCGCAGGCCCGCAAGCGCATCGCCGGCGGCGAAGGCGGCACGCACAAGTTGCGCGGGGGCGGCCAGGTCAGCAAGGCGCTCGAGTTGCGATTCAAGATCAAGCGCGTGGGCGACAAGAAGTTGGTGAAGGGTGCGTTCGTGGGCAACCATGGGCGCACCGTGTTCATTCGTGAAGGGTCCGGCCGCCTGCCGATCAAGGCGCTGCAGACGATCGACGTTGCGCAGATGTTCAACACCAAGCGCGTGAGCGTGAAGGTAGTGGCCTTCATCAGGGCCAAGCTGCCGGAGGTGTTGGAGCGCGAGATGAAGTACTACATGAGCAAGTGACACCCTTGGCCGTGGCGGTGCGGCCAGGCAGCTGCGCATGAATGCTTACGTCACGCGTTCGCAGTTCGCGCAGATCTACGGCTGTACGAAGCCGTATGTCACGAAGCTGGTTGCGGACAAGCGCGTCGTGCTCAGCACCGATGGCAAGCTGATCAACGTCGAGGCCTCGATGAGGCTGCTCGAGGTGACGTCGGACCCGAGCAAGGCCGCCGTGCGCGATCGCTGGTTAGCCTATCGAGCGGTGCGGGCGCCGGCTGCAAGCGCTTCTTCAGGATCTGGTGCAGGCGGGCCGGCATGCGCGTCGAAAGCGGCCGCGATCGAGGCCGGGAACCTAGCGCACGACGAGTCCGCCTATCACCAGGCACGCACGAAGCGCGAGCAGGCCGATGCCGAGCTCGCCATGCTCAAGCTGAAGAGGGCGCTCACCCAGCTGATCGATGCGCCGTGCGCGCTGCGCGCCTTCGTGGACGTGCAGAGGGTCGCCCGCGACGAGCTGCGCAGCCTGGCCGATCGCTTGGCGCCGCTCGTCACGCCCGAGACCGACGCGCGCAAGGTCTACGACATGATCCAGGCCGAGACCGAGCGCGTCTGCGAGGCCATCGGCAGCAAGATCGCCGCGCTGCAGGACGCTGGCGCCGAGCCAGGTGCGTCGCCTGTCGGCTTGGCCCGAGAATCTACATTTTGAGAGTCGCGCAGTTGTCGCGGAGCCCCGATTTGCAGCGCTTGGTGCGAGTGGCAGCTGCGCTGCGCCCGGTGCGAGTTGATGCACGAATGCTGACAAATCGACCCGATCAGCCCGAATTTGTCCACGCTAGATGCGGGCAGCGTGGACAGCTTCAGGTTGAGCGGGGACAAAAAACATTCGAAAAATCAACAAGTTGCAAGAGTGTCCACGCTGTACACGTTGTCCACGCTGCATTTCTGCATGACTGGAAATGCGAAGAGTTGAAAGCGAGCTCTGCGCGGCGCTTTCGCGTGATGGCAGCCTTTCAGATGAATCTACATTGTTCACGAACGCGCGTGAAGTGGAACTGAAGAAATGACACCCGATCAATTCGACGCTGCGCTGGCGGCCTTGGCCTGGAAGGGCTCCGATTTCTGCGGCCGCGTCGGCCTGGTGCCGAACACGGTTTGGCGATGGCGCAAGGGCCTGGTCGCCATTCCAGCATGGGCTGGTGAGTACCTGCGGGCGATGCTGGCAATACAGCGGCTGCATGCTGAGTTCGTGGCCGTCGCACTTCGCGGCCGGGGACCCTCTTCCCCCGGCTCAGACGCGTTCGACACTGCGTCGGCCGGCGAGATCGAGGCCGAATCTGCAGGCGCGGCCGGCGGCTGAGTGGTGGGCACCGACTCGAATGTGCAGGAACTTTTGCAGGAACTTGAAGAAATACAACGCGTGCTCCATAGGTAAGTCAAGTGACCCCGGCTCCACCAGGCATGGGCTGCTGCATTGCCTATCGAATTGTTCGCTGACTTCCGCAGTAGTCCAAAAGCCCTGAGAAATCAAACACTTAGGGCTTTTTTCTTGCCTGAATAAATCGCCCCGTAAGTTCGCCGAAGTGCGAGATAGGCCGCAGCAGTCCGCAAAACTTGCAGGAACTTCCGCAGTAACTGCACAATCAGGGTTCCTGCACTCTGAAAGTTCCTGCATGGCCCGCGACCTGATTTCTTCCGATGCCACGATCAAAGCCATCAAGCCAGGCGACACCCGATCTCGGCTAAGCGATGGCGGCGGGCTGTACCTGCGCCTCTTCGTCAAAGGTGCCTCGCACGGCTGGCGGCTCGACTACACCGTGGGCGGCAAGCGTAAGACGCTGAGTCTCGGCACCTACCCCGCCACCGGCCTGGCGCAGGCGCGAAAGAAGGCGAACGAAGCCCGCCACCTGGTCAGCGACGGCACGGATCCGAGCGACTTGCGCAAGGTCGCCAAGGCTGCGAAGCAGCGTGAGCTCGAGGCGGATCGCCTTGCGGCCGACGGCAAACCGCCAGTCGATTCGTTCGAGGCAGTGGCGCGCGAGTGGCTGACCACGATTCACGGAGTCAAGGTTAGCGCCGGGCACGCAGAGCGCACGCGCATTCGCCTAGAGCAGGACGTGTTCCCATGGCTCGGCCGCCGGCCGGTGCGTGAGATCACGGCGCCTGAGCTGCTGGCCTGCCTTCGGCGCGTCGAGGCGCGTAGCGCGATCGAGACCGCGCACCGCATCAATCAAGCCTGCGGCCAGGTGTTCCGGTACGCCATCGCCACCGGCCGCGGTGTGCGCGACCATTCGGCGGATCTGCGCGACGCGTTGACGCCGATTCAAGCGAAGCACCATGCGGCGATCACAGACCCGAAACGCGTGGGCGAGCTGCTGCGCGCGATCGCCGACTACAAGGGATTGCCCGTCACCCGCGCCGCGCTGTCGCTGGCGCCTCTTGTGTTCCAACGTCCGGGTGAGCTGCGCCATGCTGAGTGGCCAGAGTTCGACCTCGAGGCCGCGACCTGGACAATCCCGAGCGAACGCATGAAGCGCAGCAAGCAGGGCAAGGCCAGCGGCACGCCGCACCTGGTGCCGCTGTCAGTGCAGGCGCTGGCAGTCTTGCACGAGCTGCAGCCGCTTACTGGCCATGGGCGCTACGTGTTCCCTGGCCAGCGTGGCGAAGGCCGGCCAATGTCGGATGCGGCCGTGCTGGCCGCGCTTCGGCGCATGGGTTTCCCGAAGGACGAGATGACGGGCCACGGCTTCAGGGCGATGGCGCGCACCATGCTGGCCGAGCGCCTCGGCGTCGACGAAGCCGTCATTGAGGCGCAGCTCGCGCACGCGGTGAAGGACAGTCTTGGCCGCGCGTACAACCGCACCGAGTTCCTGGTGCAGCGTCGCACGATGATGCAGACGTGGGCCGACTATCTTGACCGCTTGCGAAAGGGTGGCGAGGTCGTGCCTCTGCATGGGCGTGCCGTCACGTAGCGCACGCGCTGCCACGTCGACCGCACCGACTCGCCCGGCCTTGTGCCGGGCGTTGTGCTTCTAGCCTGTCTCTTCTCGGTGCAGGCGGTCGCTTGCGTGTGCCTGCAACGCGTGGCCGGCCGATGCCTTGCCGAAGGCTGATCAGGTGTCGCCGGGTAGGCGGCGGACGGGAAATTACTCCGCGCGGCAAAGCTCTGGAATGGCGCCAGTTACAGGAACTGTGAGGCGGAGTCGGGCGCTGGGATAGCGCCTGCAGCTGCTCGAGGTCCGACCGGCGGCAGCAGCAACCGTGGAATAGATGGCCAGGCCGGGCTGGTGCGATGGCGCGCGAAGTGCACGAATCGAGCGTGGCGGCGTGGACAAAGCATCAGGATCGGCCGCAAGCCCGCATGAATGCTTGCGCTGCTGGGTGGGCGCCGCGAGATTGGTGAACGTTGACAGAGCGTGCCCAGAGCGTGGACAGCGTGGACAAAGAGAGAGAGATGAGATGACTCTCTTCTTCTTCTTCTTCCTTTCCGTAGGCTGCGCTGCACAGGTGATGGTCAGCTTCCCACGACGCCGGCCGGCGGTGCGGCGCCGCACTTCGGTCCGCGCGCCACGGGTCCTTCCGGCGTCGTTGTTCGCTGCGGGTACGAAGCGACCCGATTTCGCTCCAGATCGGCGGCTGCTGTAGGGGTAAGTAAGTCATGCCTGGCAGACCGTGCCATGGTTCACGGGTCCTTCCTGGGGGGTCTCTCTACTGCGGGTACGAAGCGACCCGAAGTAGCCCTCGTCATAGGCGACGAGGGTTAGTGAATCCACCCGGGCGCGCCTGGTTGCATGGCTGCTGTCCGTCGTCGCTTGCTGGGTTCCGACCGGATGACGCTCGCCACTGTTGCAGGGTGAACTCGGCCGGGAAGTCGGTTCACCTGCAAGGAGATCGCCATGTGGCATGGCTCGGGTGCTCGTGATCGGCCAGTTGCGCGCCGGCCGCGCGGTCGAGCTGGCGATGTTCGGCCAGGCGCGCGCAGCTCGAGGTGCGATGCGATGCGGGCCGATTCCGCCTGCTGCCTGGTGCCTATCGGTTGAAATTTCCGCGCGGAAGGATGCTCCGCCACCGCCGCCTTCCGGGCCGA